GGCGCGCTTGGTGGATTGCCTTGCGCATGGTGTCAAAGAATGCCTCATCGGTGGTGGATTCGACTTTGCCCGCGCGCTTGGCGTTGGCCGTCTTACCATGTGCACCTGACCACGGGAGAATGAATTCTTTGTCATTCTTAAGCGCCGGGGCGAACGGCACATTGTAGTGAAATGCCCGCATGGCCGATTGTGCATACTCGGTGAACGTCTTGCGCTCCATGGCGCCCAGACCATCGCAGATGTCGGTGACGGCTTGCGAATCCCGGATAGCCTTGCCGAGTGCATCGCAAGACTTTTGATCCCGATCGGGCAATGCGAGGGATGCCGCATCGATGAAACGCTGCATGGTGATGGTGACAACTTCGGTTAGGGTTGCCGAGGCGGCATCGAATGCCTCATGTGCATTGGCGATATCGTGGGCCGATGCATCGAATGAGGGAACCAAGGAAACGAGGGAAACTGCTTTTACTTTGGCCATGATGAACTCCATTGATTAAGGTTGATTAAACTGAATCAGGTTTTCCGATTCAGTACCTGAATTGTACATTAGATCTAATGGAATGTCAACCCATGCGCGGCAGTCTAACGCTTAGACGCTTTCCGTTTTCCCCGGCCTGCCTGACCCACCCTGGGGCGGGGCCCCCAAGGGCTTTCTACCTCCCCTGGTGCGCGCTTACGCTGAGCGCCGCATCCCCCAACACCACTCCATAACTCAACCCTGTACATCTATACAGCCCTTCTCCATCTCTACCAAAATCTAGCCCAATCTAACCCATTGCGCTTATAAAAAATCCCAGCTACCCAGACCCCACCCCCTCAACCACGGGAACACCCCCCGTCACAAAATAAAACACACCTGCGAAAAAATACAGTACACTTTCTGCCACAACCTAGGAGTGCGATTCCCTCCATGTACACACCGCTGATTGAGCACGATATTCCGTACGCGGAATTTGATCCGACATTCGAGGACCTCGAAGCGCGCGTGAACGCGGCCATGGCCAGCATGGCAGACGTGGGGATGACCCCACCTGAGAGCCCCAATGCCAAGGGCATCGCCATGAGTATTTTCCAAGGTGCCGGTGCCACCGACGAGGAACTGTCGGATCCAAGCGTGGTTGTTGAGGTCAATGCGATCCTGGAGGATTACGCCAAGCAGGTAGTGAAGTCCGCAGTGGACCTGCGGCACCTGGTGACCAATAAACTCCTGCTGCTATCGAACAACCGGGACCCGCGCATCCAGCTAAAAGCCCTGGAGATGTTAGGCAAGATCTCTGATGTGGGCCTGTTCACCGAGAAAACTGAGATCACACTGCGCCATAGGCCGACCGAGGAGCTGGAACAGCTGCTAAGGGAGCGACTCACCAAGGTGATTGAGGGAGAAGTGGTCGATCGGACCATACCGCAGCGTGCATTGGAGATGGATATCGAGGACATCACGGGAAAACCTGAAGATGCAGCTTGATAATCTGAGCCAGGCGGACATGGACCGGCTGCTAAAGGCGACGCCGGACAGCGAAAAAGCGTTTTTGATCTCCTTGTTCGACGAATTGAACGAGCGAAAGCGCGTGCGCCTGTGTGAAGATGACTTTTTGACGTTTATTGCTGCCATAGACCGCAACTACAAGTTCGGAAAACACCTGCAAAGGCTTGGCAACCTGCTGATGGACGTGGAAAAAGGGTACAAAGACCGCATCGCGGTCTCGATGGCGCCCCGTATGGGCAAATCGCAGATGATTTCCATCTACTACCCGGCCTGGTACCTCGGAAAACACCCGGATCACAAGGTGATTGTGGCCTCCCACACGGCGGATTTGGCTGTCGTAATGGCCAGGAAAGTGCGAAACCTCATCAATACGCCCGAATACCAGCAAATCTTCCCGAATACCCGAATAGCTGCAGATGCTAAGGCCGCAGGCCAGTGGAACACCACCAAGGGTGGCGAGTATTTCTCTATCGGTGTGGGCGGTGCCTTGGCTGGACGGGGTGCACACCTCATCATTGCAGACGATCCGCTGTCCGAACAGGACATCAAGGCGGGGAATACCTCTTCATTAGACTCGACCTACGAGTGGTTCAGTGCGGGCTTGCGTACTCGTCTGATGCCGGAGGGGAAAATCTGTGTGCTGCACACGCGCTGGCACCAGCGGGACCTGATTGGGCGCCTCTTGAAAGACTCTGCCATGAACGAGGGCGGGGACAAGTACGAGGCGTTTGAATTCCCGGCTATCTTGAACGAGGGGACCGAGAACGAGAAGTCTATCTGGCCAGAGCAGTGGACGCTGGAGTCCCTCCAGCAAACGCGCGCGTCAATGCACCACATCATGTGGCAGTGGTATGCCCAGTACCAGCAGAACCCAACCGCGTCAGAAGCTGCCATCATCAAGAGAGAATGGATCAAGTGGTGGACCAAAGACGACCCGCCCCCGATTGAGTTCATCATCCAGTCTTACGATACTGCCTTGACGACCAAAGAACGCAGTGACTTCTCAGTCTGCCATACCTGGGGAGTGTTCAAGTATCGGGCGGACCCGACGGGCCCACTTACGGACAACCTGATCCTGCTCAACAAGGTCAAGGGCAAGTATGAGTTCCCTGAGCTCAAGACCATGGCGCACGAGCAGTTTGAGGAGTGGCAGCCCGACAGTGTAGTCGTGGAAGCTAAGGCCAGCGGCCAGCCGCTCATTGACGAGATGCGCAGAAGCGGTATATTCGTGCAAGACTTCAGCCCAGGTAAGGGCCAGGACAAGATCGCCCGTCTGAACGCGGTGTCAGATATGTTTGCCTCAGGGCAGGTATGGTTCCCGGAGAATGCGTGGGCAAGCTCGACGGTCGAGGAGATTTTGGCGTTCCCCGCAGGGGAGCATGACGACGAGGTGGACGCGATGACGCTGGCGCTGATGCGCGCCCGCAAAGGGGGCCTGTTGCGTCTAACCTCCGACCACGAGGATAATGAGCCATTCCATGCCGCGCGGCGGCCTGTTTACTATTGAGGATTTGCTATGAACATGGTTCCCGGTATTGGCGGCGCCCCCATGGGGCTAGGGCTGGAGGATGTTGCAGTTGACGACACACCAGCAGTCGAGATTGAGATCGAGAACCCCGAAGGGGTGAAGATTGGCGTAGATGGAGTCGAGATCGACCTGATGCCAGAACCTGAAGAAGAGGACTTCAACGCCAACCTGGCCGAGTCCATGGACGAAGGCGCACTCCAGACGCTGGCTGGCGAAATCATGGAGCTTGTGGAAGCCGACATCTCCTCACGCAAAGACTGGGTCGAGATGTATGTGAAGGGCCTTGAGGTCCTGGGGATGAAGTATGAGGAGCGTACGGAACCGTGGAACGGGGCATGTGGTGTTTTTTCTACGCTACTCACCGAGGCCGCTGTTCGGTTCCAGAGCGAAACCATTATTGAGACTTTTCCGGCTGCGGGGCCCGTCAAAACGGAAATCGTTGGTGCGATCGATCGTCTTAAGGAAGAGGCCGCCGAGCGTGTTCGGGACGATATGAACTACCAGCTCACCGAGGTGATGACCGAGTATCGCCCCGAGCATGAGCGCATGCTGTTTAACCTGGGCCTGGCCGGTGCGGCGTTCAAGAAAGTCTACTTTGATCCTAGTTTGGATCGCCAAACTGCTACGTTTGTACCCGCTGAAGAGATCATCATCCCTTACGGCAACTCCGACATACGTAGTGCACCTCGTGTCTCGCATCTCATGCGCAAGACCGAGAACGACATCAAGAAGCTGCAAGTGGCAGGCTTCTACCGAGACGTGGACCTGGGCGAGCCCCAGACATTCCACACTGACATCGAGAAGAAAAAGGCCGAGGACCAAGGGTATTCCCTTAGCGACGACGATCGGTACCACATTTACGAGGTGCACCTCGACTGGGACCTGGAGGGGTACGAGGACCCGAACGGTATCGCTCTTCCCTACGTCATCACCATCGACAAGGGCACCAACCAAGTCCTGGCTATCCGTCGCAACTGGGACCCTGAGGACAAGCGCAAGCTCAAGCGCCAACACTTCGTTCAATATGACTACATACCTGGCTTTGGTGCTTATGGCTTTGGCTACATCCATCTCATTGGTGGTTATGCCCGTGCGGGAACCATGCTTATTCGCCAGCTCGTTGACGCCGGTACCCTCTCTAACTTGCCTGGGGGTCTCAAAGCCCGTGGCTTGAGGGTCAAGGGTGACGACACGCCGATCGCACCCGGTGAGTTCCGTGATGTGGATGTGCCAAGTGGCAGCATCAAAGACAACATCATGCCGCTCCCTTACAAGGAGCCAAGCCAGGTCCTGGCCGCACTCTTGGATAAGATCACCGATGAAGGCCGTCGCCTAGGGTCTATCGCGGACATGCAAGTGTCCGACATGAGTGCGAACGCACCGGTGGGTACCACGCTGGCTCTCCTTGAGCGTCAACTCAAAACCATGTCGGCGGTTCAGGCCCGTGTGCACGCTGCGATGAAACAGGAGTTCAAGCTCCTCAAAGCCATCATCCGCGACTACGCTCCGACAGAGTACGAGTTCGACCCGGCCAGCGCCACACGGTTCGCCAAGCAGTCCGATTACGACATGGTGGACGTGATCCCCGTGTCCGACCCCAACAGCGCCACGATGGCGCAACGCATCATGCAGTACCAGGCAGTGATCCAGCTGTCTCAAGGTGCTCCGCAGATCTACGACTTGCCCCAGTTGCACCGCCAGATGATCGAGGTGTTAGGCGTCAAGAACGCTGACAAGCTGGTGCCGATCGAAGATGACATGAAGCCGCGCGACCCCATCAGTGAGAACATGGCGTTCCTGACGGGCAAACCCACCAAGGCGTTCATCTTCCAGGACCACGACGCGCATATCGCGGTTCACATGAGCATGCTGCAAGACCCCATGGTGATGGGACAGATTGGCCAGTCTCCGATGGCCCAGCAGATGCAAGGCGCCATCATGGCCCACGTGGCAGAACACGTGGCGTTCCAGTACCGCGCACAAGTCGAGAAGCGCCTGGGCGCTACGCTTCCGGCTCCCAACGCCGAGCTGCCGCCCGAGGTCGAGGCTCAGCTGTCCAAACTGGTGGCTCAGGCTGCTACGCAGCTGGCGCAAATGCACCAAGGCCAGGCCGCCCAACAGCAGGCTCAGCAGCAAGCGCAAGACCCGATCATCCAGATGCAACAGCAAGAGCTGCAGATCAAAGCCCAGGAGGCCCAGATCAAGGCACAGAAAGTCCAAGGCGACCTGCAGATCAAGCAGCAAGAGCTGGCCCTCAAGGCCCAGGAGCTCCACGCCAAGGAAGGACTCGACAATCCTATGCTGATCCAGCAACGGCATGAGATGGAGATGGCAGCACTCCAAGCGCAACAGCAGCGCGAGATGGAGGCCCACCAGATGCAGATGGCACAGCAGGCTCAACAAGCCCAAGCACAACAAGCGATGCAAGCTCAGCAGCAGGCACAACAGTTGGCCCATGGCGGAGAGGTGCACAGCCAGAAAATGAGACATGCAGAACAAGCAGCTCACTTGAAAGCCATACAGGCGATCAATGCGATGAAGAGCCAGAACAAACCTAAAGGAGAGTGATGGACCGAAAAGCGCTCAACTACGTCAACTCCAAGCTGGAGGAGCGGCGTAAAGAACTTCTTGAATTCTTGGGAGAGGGTGGAGCTAAAGACTTCGCCCACTACAAGGAGGTGTGCGGGGTAATCCGAGGTCTCCAGACCGCACAATCTGAACTTGGTGACCTCGTGCGAAAAATTAAGGAGTTTGAAGATGAGTGAAATCCTGATCGGGCAGTCGCTCGACCCGCAAGGGCCGGTGTCCGTCCTGCCGGGCACGCCGGAGGAGAAAGCGCGTCAAGTGCCGGACCCCTCTACGTACCACCTGCTGTGTGTCCTCCCGGACATTGACGAAGAGTACGGCGACTCGGGCCTGGTGAAAGCCGGGCAGACCATGCACTACGAGGAGCTCCTGTCTCCTGTGTTGTTTGTGGTGAAAATGGGACCTGACTGCTACAAGGACGAGAAGCGGTTCCCAAGCGGCCCCTCCTGCAAGGTGGGTGATTTTGTGTTGGTTCGGCCCAACACTGGCACGCGTATCAAGATCCATGGCAAAGAGTTCCGTCTCATCAACGACGACTCGGTTGAGGCTGTGGTGCAGGATCCGCGCGGCATTACTCGCGCCTAAGGAGAGACCATGGCTCAGATTGAAAAAGTCGAGTTTGAGTTCCCTGATGAGGCAAGCGACAACCCCCGCAAGGGCGGTGCTGTGGTTGCGGCGGAAGAGCCAGAAATCAAAGCTGAAGAAGAGGATTCCGGCATTGAGATCGTTGACGACACCCCCGAGCCGGATCGCAATCGCAAACCCATGGCCGAGCCCCCTAAAGAGCTCACCGATGAGGAACTGAACAAGTACGACGAGAGCGTCAAGAAGCGCATCCAGCACTTCACCAAGGGGTATCACGAGGAGCGCCGGGCCAAAGAAGCGGCCTTGCGTGAGCGTGAGGAGGCCATCCGTGCCGCCCAGGCTATTGCAGAAGAGAACAAGCGGCTCAAGGGCTCGCTGTCTCAAGGGCAAACGGCACTCTTGGAGCAGGCCAAAAAAGTGGTCAGCAACGAGCTGGAAGAGGCAAAACGCAACTACAAGCTCGCCTACGAGTCTGGGGATGCGGACGCTCTTGTGGCGGCCCAAGAAGCACTCACCACTGCCAAAATGAAGGCAGACCGGATTGAGAACTTTAAGCCTGCCCCTTTACAACAACCTCAAACTGAGGTACAAATCCCCCAACAACAGTACCAGGCACCTCGCCAGGACCCCAAACTCCTTGCATGGCAAGAGCGTAACCAGTGGTTTGGGTCTAACAAGCGGATGACGGCTTATGCCCTCGGTCTGCATGAGGACCTGGTTTCTGAAGGAATTCCTCCAGGAAGCGACGAATACTACTCTCGTATCGACGCGGACATGAAGGAGCGTTTCTCTGATGCGTTCGAGTCGGAGAAGCCCGCTGATGCGCCCCCTCAGCGGCAAAAATCGAACGTTGTCTCACCGGCAACTCGTAGTACTGCGCCTAAGAAAGTCGTACTTACCAAATCGCAGGTGGAAATCGCCAAACGGCTTGGAGTCCCCTTGGAACTCTACGCACGTAAGGTTGCGGATGAAATGAGGAAATGAACATGACTACACAGACTCGTGAAAAACGTGAGGTTGAATCCCGTGAGCGTGCGGAGCGCCCCAAAAAGTGGAAGCCGCCGCAGTTGCTGCCGGATCCGAACCCGGAGCCCGGATTTGCATTTCGCTGGATTCGTATCAGCACGTTGAACGCACCTGATGCGTCTAACATCTCCACAAAATTCCGCGAGGGTTGGGAGCCCGTCAAGGCATCTGAACACCCCGAGGTGGTAGTTATGGGTGGGTCGCAAACCTGCTTCCCTGACTCCATTGAGATCGGTGGCCTGCTGCTTTGCAAAATCCCGGTTGAGTTCACTGAAGATCGTGATGCGTACTACCTGGATCAGGCCAATGCGCAGATGAACTCGGTGGATAACAACTTCATGCGTGAGAGCGATCCTCGGATGCCTATGTTCAAAGAGCGTACGTCCAAGGTCACTTTCGGTAAGGGTATGTAACTTTTTTGGAGCTCAAACATGGCTTATCCCACTGTTAGCGCCCCCTACGGTCTAAAGCCCATCAACCGCGTTGATGGCATCCCGTACGCTGGGGCAATCCGACAGATTCCGGTGGATATTGGTTTCGGCACCGCCATTTTTAATGGCGATACGGTCGTTATCAATGCCAACGGATGTGTCATCAAGTCCACCACCACCAACTCCGGCGACATCGTTGGCGTTTGCGTCGGCGGCCAGTACGTGAACTCGTCTGGTCAGCAAGTGCAAGGCCAATACATCCCGGCTCTGGCCTCGACTTCTTCTAACTACGCCTACGCGTACGTTGTGGATGATCCGATGGCTCTGTTCCAGGTCGCTGTTGTGACCTCTGGCACCACCATGGGTACCGCCTCTCGTTCGGCTGTTGGTACTAACGTTCCTCTGGTCCTGAACGCTGGTAGCACCACCACTGGTGACTCCGCTTTCGGCGTGACCCTGACGGGCGCTGGCACCACTGCCACCATCCCTCTGCGTGTCATCGACGTTGTGCAGGCTACCGCCACTGGTACCGACACCTTCGTGGAACTGCTGGTGAAGATCAACACTCACCAGTACAACAACACCACCGGTGTTTAAGGAGTAAGAAATGGCAATTTCACGCGCACAACTACTCAAGGAACTGCTCCCTGGATTGAACGCTCTGTTCGGTTTGGAGTACGCTCGTTACGGTGAAGAGCATAAAGAGATTTATGAGACCGAAACCTCCGAGCGTTCGTTCGAAGAAGAAACCAAGCTGTCTGGCTTCTCCGCCGCTCCGGTGAAGAACGAAGGCTCCGCCATTGCTTATGACAATGCGCAGGAAGCCTGGACCGCTCGCTACAACCACGAGACCATCGCTATGGGCTTCTCGATCACCGAAGAGGCGATCGAAGATAACCTGTACGACAGTCTGTCCAGCCGCTACACCAAGGCGCTGGCTCGTGCTATGGCATACACCAAGCAGGTCAAGGCTGCCAACGTGCTGAACAACGCGTTCAACACCGCAGTGGTCTACGGCGACGGCGTTTCCCTGTGTAACACCGCTCACCCCCTGATCTCTGGTGGCACCAACAGCAACCGCCCCACCACTGGCGCTGACCTGAACGAAACGTCGTTGGAAAACGCCGTGATTCAGATCGCCGGTTGGACGGACGAACGCGGCCTGCTGATCGCTGCCAAGCCCAAGAAGCTGGTCGTTCCTCCCGCACTGATGTTCGTCGCTACCCGCCTGCTCGAAACCGAGCTGCGCGTTGGTACCACCGACAACGACATCAACGCACTGAAGAACAACGGTTCGATCCCCGAGGGTTACACCGTGAACCACTTCTTGACCGACACGAACGCCTGGTTCCTGACCACGGACGTGCCCAACGGCTTGAAGCACTTCGTGCGTACGCCCCTGCAAAATTCCATGGACGGCGATTTCGATACGGGGAACGTGCGTTACAAGGCGCGCGAACGCTATTCTTTTGGGGTCAGCGACCCGCTGGGTATCTTCGGATCCCCCGGTTCGTCCTGAAATTAGTACCAAAAGTACTACTAAAGGGGGCTTCGGCCCCCTTTTTTCTTGCCCCGCAGGGCGCAACCCCAACGCTACCTAGATTGCCTGTATCAAAGTCCACTTGGCGTATTTTCGTAACGGATTACGAAATAATTTCCAATTCTCCGTCCATTGTGGTATAGTTGAGGCTCAACTTCATAGGAGCCTCTCATGTTCTACGTTTATGTGTACCGTGACCCCCGCCCGCTCAAACTAAACCGTCCGGTGTATGTAGGTAAGGGCACCGGAGATCGAGACTTGTCTCATTGGTCGCGAGGCTCCCACAACAAGCCCTTTCAAGACTTTATATCCCACCTCAAAACGCGAGGGCTAGTTGCTATCTGTGAGCGCGTATTTGAGACCGAGAACGAGGAAGAGGCATTTGCCAAAGAGATTGAGCTGATTGCCCTATACGGGCGCCGCAACCTAGGCACCGGCACGCTATTCAATCTGACCGATGGAGGGGAAGGCGGTAGCGGCACCGTGCGCACAGCGGAGCATCGCGCGATGGATAGCAAGTTTTCGAAGGAACATTGGCAGCAGCCCGAATACCGCGCCAAGATCGTAGCCTCTCAGAAAGCCGTACAGGGTACACCGGAGGCTAGAGCCATGAAGTCTGACAATAGCGCCGCTGGGTGGGCAGATCCTGATGTGCGGCGTAAGCGCAGTGAGGGTATTGCCAAGGCCAGGGCGACTGCAGAGTCCAAAGCCAAGACCAGCGCCCAGGCAAAAGCGCAGTGGGAGGATCCTGAATACGCTGCGCAACAGTCCGCCAACAACAAAGAGATTGCCAATCGAGCGGAGGTCAAGGCTGCCAAAGCAGCGGCTACTAAAGCTATGTGGGCGGATCCTGTGTGGAAGGCCAAGATGCTGGCCGCCCGAGCAGCGAAAAAAGCCGCAAAGCTCATTGACACTACCCCCACCTCGTGATACAAACGAGTCACTCCGGGCTTTCCGGTGCGCCAAACAGTCCCGGCTGACGTCATGCAGATTGGCACACCTAAACGCATGAAAGGATTTCCAAATGGGATTCGCTACTCACCTGGGCCCCTGGTTGCTGGGCACCATCAAGAACACCACCGGCACGACCGCTGCCACCACTCGCAATACCGGCTGCACCGTTGTCTCTCAATCTGTTGACGTTGTGTATGGCACGTTGACCGGCAACGCGATCGCTGTTCCCGCAGGCTCTCAAATTGTTGACGTCAAGGTTGTGACCACGACCGTGTTCAGCGCTGCTACGACTTGCAAACTGTCGATTGGCGGTACGGACTTCACGACCACTGGCACGATCACGAACGTTGGCAGCGTGTCTCTGGGCGCAAACGCAACGACCCCTGGCGGCTGGTTGAACGTTGGTGCAAATGACACGTTCATCACCTACACGCTGGCTGGCACTGCGCTGACCACTGGCGCTGCCACGATCGTCATTACGTACGCTGTGCGCGATTCAAGCGGCAACCAAGCTGCACCCGCCAACCAGCAATAATTAGTCTCGGGGGCTTCGGCCCCCAGTTAATAGGAGATTGATTATGGCTATGCAAACCGATGTCAAAGGCGCAAGTTGTGCAGCGAGTTCCTCGACTACTGCATACAACGGGCGCACACGACTGAAAGGGCTGTTCTATAGCGCTTCGGCGGCGACAACTGTTGCGGTCAAAGACGGGAGCACCACGCTCTTCACGTTCACTATTTCTGGCGCGGAATCCAACTACATATTGCTGCCTGGCGAGGGCGTATTGTGTGAGACGAGCCTAGTGATTACCAATGGCGCAAGCGTAACGGCGGTGGCATTCTATGGCTGAAGAACTGCATCCATGCGATATTTCTGGACGCAAGTTGATGATTGCGATACCTTGCTACGACGGCAAGGTCAATATCAAAACGGCTTTTGCGCTGGCACAACTGATCCCTGATGCTGAGAAGTACGGGGTGTCGGTTCAGCTCGCGCACCTCTCTGGTTGCTCCTTGATTACCAAGGCTCGCAACATGCTCGTGGCTACATTCATGGAATCGGACTGCACTGACCTGCTGTTCGTAGATGCGGATGTGGTGATTAACCCTCGTGCGGTACTGCAGTTGCTGGCGCTCAGCACTGACAAAGACATCACGTCTGGCATGTACCCTCGGCGTGGATCAGACCGCAAATTCTTCTTGGACTTCTACCTGAACGAAAAGAACGAGTTTGAGTTTGACCACTACGGCATGATGCGTGTGAAGAATACGGCGACGGGCTTTATGCTCATTCGTCGGCATGTGCTGGAGCACATGATTGCCAAGCACCCCGAGTGGCAATACAAAAATGACGTGCACAATCGCACGGAGACGGCTTTGTTTGATCTCCAGATTGTGAATGGTGAGTACTACGGCGAGGACTATCTGTTCTGCATGCGGGCCCGTGAAGATGGGTTCAAGGTGTTTATCGATCCGTCGATCAGCCTGCCGCACATTGGGACAGAGGAGTTTGCCCGTGACTTTGAGGAGGATGTATTGAAGCCCATGTTGGCCCAGTACTGCACGCCTCAGTTGAAGGTAGCTTATGGCTAAGACACCAGCATGGCAACGCAAGGAAGGCAAGAACCCCAACGGCGGCCTGAACGCCAAGGGGCGCGCCTCTGCCAAAAAGCAGGGCATGAACTTGAAACCTCCCCAGCCGGAAGGCGGCAAACGCCGCGACTCTTTCTGTGCTCGGATGGAGGGTATGAAGAAAAAGCTGACCGGAGAGAAGGCCAAGAAAGACCCGAACTCCCGCATCAATAAGTCTTTGAGAGCTTGGAACTGCTAATCATGGAACTCACGATTTGGAACACCCTCCTGTCGTTTGCTTGCGCCCTGCTTTTGTTCTGGGTGAAGATCTCGCACGACGAGGTTAAACGCTTGAGCATTTTGTTGAGCAAGACGCGTGAAGAGCACACAGAGAAGTTTGTGACCAAAGCGGACATGCACAACGATATTAACCGGGTCATCACTCGACTCGACCGTCTGGATGCAAAATTAGACGAGTTCATGAAGGAGCAGAGAAGTGCCCTCGGTTAGCAACAAACAACACAATCTGATGGCTATGGTCGCCCATGACCCAGCCGCAGCAAAACGCCTTGGCATCCCTCAAAAAGTTGGCAAGGAATTCATGGCAGCGGACAAGGGCCGCAAATTCTCAAAAGGTGGTGATATGGCTGAGTCTAAAGCAATGGTCAAAAAAGAGATTGGCTTCATGAAGGCCAAGGGTGCTCCCAAGTCAATGATTAAACATGAGGAATCCGAAATGAAAGCAATGAAAAAAGGCGGCGGTGTTGCCCCCTCCAAGATGGGCAAGGTGATGGCTGGTGGCAAGCGCGCCCACGGCGAGCATTCTGTGCAGCAAAAGGGCCACACCAAGGGCAAGCAAATCGTCATGGCCGGTAACAAGGGCATGAAGCGCGGCGGTAAGTGCTAAGGAGCTGACCATGGCCAAGAAAAAAGGCATTCGTGGTGGTGTTTGGACGGAGGACTCCGGCGTGCCGGTGCCCCAGAATCCTGAAGGCGCCAAGGGGATGGAAGAGGCTCCTGAGATGGCCATGAAGAGTGGCGGCTCGGTGGGTTCGGCTTCTCGTCGTGCAGACGGCATCGCGCAGCGTGGCAAGACCCGTGGTACCACGGTTGTTATGTGCGGCGGCGGATACATGAAGAAGAAATAATCATGATGTCCAGTCGTGGTATGGGGGCCATCGCCCCCTCTAAGATGCCCAAGGGCGTGCGTAAGGCACGCCGGGATGACACTGATTTCACTGAGTACGCTGAGGGCGGCAAGGTCAAGTCTAAAGTCAACGAGGCTGGCAACTACACCAAGCCGGGCATGCGAAAGTCCCTGTTTGAGTCCATCAAGGCTCAAGACGTGCAGGGTACCAAGGCTGGGCAGTGGTCGGCACGCAAGGCGCAACTGTTGGCTAAACGCTACAAGGCTAAAGGCGGCGGGTATCGTGACTAAAGCGTCTCAGCAATCGCTCAAGGACTGGACAGCGCAGAAGTGGCGCACAAAGTCTGGCAAGCCGTCTAGCAAGACGGGAGAGCGGTATTTGCCTGAGGCAGCTATCAAGTCATTGACCCCTGCGGAATATGCGGCCACAACCCGCGCTAAGCGGGCTGGCAAGAAGGCAGGCAAGCAGTTTGTGTCTCAACCCAAGGGCATCGCCCAGAAAACATCAAGGTTCAGATAATGAGCTACACAACCGGCACAACCCTATTTAACCTGGACTTCGCTGAGCTGGCGGAGGAGGCGTGGGAGCGTGCTGGGCGTGAGATGCGTTCCGGCTATGACCTGCGTACGGCTCGTCGGTCCATGAACCTCATGACGATCGAGTGGGCCAATCGTGGCTTGAATATGTGGACGATCGAGGAGGGCAGCATCACCCTGACTCCTGGACTCAACACCTACCCCCTGCCACTCGATACTATTGATCTGCTTGACCATGTCATTCGCACGGGCGGGAACTCGCCCTCGATCCAGGCAGACCTGACGATCTCGCGTATTAGTGTTTCTACGTATGCGACGATCCCGAACAAACTGACCCAGGCGCGACCCATCCAGGTGTGGATTCAACGCTTGTCGGGGGAGACAAACCCCACCGATCTCAAGCTGGACGGCAACCTGGCATCGGACGCGACCACAATTCCTCTTTCCTCAACGGTGGGCCTGGCGGCTGCTGGCTACATCAAGCTGGACTCGGAAATCATCTATTACGGCTACATCGACGGCAACTCACTGGGTGGGTGCTTCCGGGGCCAGAACAACACGACGGCGGCCTCCCATACGGACCAGACTGAGGTATTTGTGCCCCAGCTGCCAGCTGTGACGGTGTGGCCCACACCCGATAGCTCCACGACATACCAGTTTGTGTATTGGCGCATGCGACGCATCCAGGACGCAGGCTCTGGCGTGCAAGTGGGCGACATGAACTTCAGGTTCCTACCTGCTGTGGCAGCGGGATTGGCGTACTACATTGCCATGAAACAGCCTGAGTTGATGCAACGCGTCGAGATGCTGAAGGCGGCGTATGACGAGCAGTTTGCTCTGGCCGCTGGTGAAGATCATGAGAAGGCGCCGTTACGGTTTGTGCCGCGTCAGCAGTTCATTGGCGGGAGTACTCCGTAATGGGCGAGCGGTTCTCATCCGGCAAATTTGCGATCTCGCAATGCGATCGCTGTGGGTTTCGCTACAAACTCAAGCAGCTCAAGTTCGAGGTCGTCAAGACCAAGCTGTACCAGTTGAAGGTGTGCCCGCAGTGCTGGGATCCCGATCAGCCGCAGTTGCAGCTGGGTATGTACCCGGTGGACGATCCGCAAGCGGTAAGACAACCACGACCGGACACGACGTATTACACTGCTGGTCTGAACGGGCTGCAGGACAACGAGAGCGGGTTTGGCGGCTATCCCACCGGTGGTTCGCGGGATATCCAGTGGGGTTGGGCTCCGGTTGGCGGGTCTAGCTTTTTTGATGTTGCGCTCACTCCAAACTACTTGGTGGGAACGACAAGTGTTGGTACAGTTACAGTGAACTAAAGGAGCCAGAAATGGACAAGACTCAGGTTAAACACATTGCCGATGTTGAGGCCAAGAAGGCCGTCAAGGGGCACGAAAAGCGCATGCACGCTGCTAAGGGCATGAAGAAGGGCGGCGTCACGTCGCTCGACATGAAGAAATACGGACGCAACCTGGCTCGTGCCATGAACCAGCGCACCACTTCTCGCGGAGGCTAATATGGCCAAGTTCAGCAAAAAAGTGATGGGTAAAGAGGTTGGCAGTGCCGAGGTGTACGCCCAGCCCCATACCATGAGCGGCAAATCTGCGCGTATCCAAGACGCTCAGAAGTACAAAACGGACCCCAATACCATGAACGCTGAGGAGTCTACTCCTGGTGGCATGCCTGCTCGTCGAGTGAGCATGGGTAACCCCGCTCGTGATAACGTGAAAACTAGCGGCATCAAGATCCGTGGCACCGGTGCGGCAACTAAAGGTGTGATGGCTAGAGGACCCATGGCGTAATCATGAGTGATGCAGTTGGTTATGTGTACGCCATAGAAAACAAGACGAACGGTCGTCGGTATATTGGCAGTACTACAAACTACAAGTCACGCTGGCATACTCATAAGAGTACCCTGCGGCGGGGCAAGCATCACTCATTTATTCTTCAAAAGGCTTGGAACAAGTACGGCGAAGATGCATTTGAATTCAAGTTATTGCTAATCTGCCCCAAAGAGCTACGCATTGAGTATGAGAACCGTCTTATGCCCATGCAAGACTACAACTTGCTACGGACAGCTAAAGAGTCTTTAGTGCGCGGTGGTTGGCACCACTCTGATGAATTTAAAGCCAAGATATCTGCGGTTCATAAGGGTAAAAAGCTGTCTAAAGAACACGTAGAAAAAGTCAGAGCTGCGCAATCTGGGCGAAAAATGAGCCAGGAATTTAAGGATAAGGCGCGAGCTAGGCAATTAGGTGTTAGTCCATCGAATAAGACACGCGGGCTTTTAAGCGAAGCACTAAAACAAGCTAAATCCAATTTGGTGGCCCATAATACCGAACTAACGCGCAAAATATACGAGGCGTGTCTTGGTGGCAGCACAATTTCTGCTATGTGTAAGTTGCATGGCATATCAACCACATCATTTCATAAGTACGTACAATTGTTAGGACTGGCCCCGTTGGGCCATAAAAAACGCGGGGGTGCGGCGTGACGTACGATGAACTCGTAACTCAAGTCAATGATTACATTGAAAACTCTTTTCCCAAAGAGAACATCGATACATTCATTAGACAGTGTGAGCAAAGGATATACAACACAGTCCAGTTGGCATCGTTGCGCAAAAACGTGACGGGGACGACCACGCTCGGCAACAAGTATCTCCAGTGCCCATCGGACTTTTTGTCTGTGTATTCCTTGGCGGTGATATCGGATAGCGAATATCTGTACTTGCTGAACAAGGATGTGAACTTTATCCGCGAGGCGTATCCCAGTACGGCCACGGCGTTCCGTGGCAAGCCCAAGCACTACGCGATTTTTGGTCCGCGCTCTGATAACGAGGACTACTTGTCGTTCATCCTGGGCCCCACGCCGGACGCCTCCTACGAGGTTGAGCTGCACTACTTCTACCTGCCAGAATCTATCGTGGATGCGCCTGACCAGACCACTTGGCTTGGCGACAACTTTGACTCCGCGCTGCTGTATGGCACCTTGATGGAAGCCGCTACGTACACCAAAGCCGAGCAGGACATGGTCCAGCTATACAACGAACGCTATGTGCAAGCGATTGCTCTCTTGAAGAACCTGGGCGATGGCAAGCAGCGCATGGACGCATATCGTGACGGTCAAGTTAGGGTTCAGGTGTCATGAGCATTGTCCAAACCCAGACCACCAGCTTCAAGAAGGAGCTCTACGAGGGGGTGCACAACCTCCTGGTGGATGATATTTACATGGCGCTGTACAACGCCAACGCGGATCTGAATGAAGATACGACGGTGTACTCCAGCACGCATGAGGTGTCTGGTACGGGCTATGTGGCTGGCGGCGTGCAGATGACTGGCATTACGATAAGTTCCTCCGGGTATACGGCCTACGTCAACTTTGCCAATACGGTGTTCAACGCCAGCGTGACGGCCCGGTGTGCTCTGATCTACAACGCATCCAAGGGCAACAAGGCGATTGCTGTATTGGACTTTGGCTCTGACAAGACCTCATCTAACTTCACCGTGACCATGCCGCAGAACGCGGCAACCACGGCTCTCATACGTTCATCTAACTAAGGAGCGGTCCATGACCACCGAACACCTGAAAACTCAAGATCAATTCGATGGCGGGCTGGTCGCCAACACGGGCGCTGGTGAAGTTGCCAAGGCCACGGGCCAATACGTTGTCGAGTGCTTCGACAAGGACGGCAACCTGAAGTGGCGTGACGAGACCAAGAACCTGGTCGTGAACGTTGGCCTGCAATATATGGCTGGTGTGGCCCTGACCTCTACGTCTCAGATCACCTCTTGGTATATTGGCCTGTACGGTGCTGGGGCTTCCAATACTCCGGCGGCTACGGACACCCTTTCCTCCCATGCTGGTTGGACTGAGATCACCCCGTACTCTGGCTCACGTCCTGCGGCCACGTTTGCTGCGGCTACCAACGCCAACCCGTCTGTGGTGACCAACTCGGCTTCCAAGGCCAGCTTCAGCATCAATGCTACGGCTACGGTGGGCGGGGCGTTCCTCTGCTCGGCGGCTTCTGGCACGTCTGGTACGTTGTTCTCGGCGGCGGATTTCCAGTCTCCTGGCGACCGCTCGGTTGTGTCTGGTGATGTGTTGACCGTAACCTACACGTTCAGCTTGTCCGCCTAAGGATGAGTGATGGCAGAAGGCGGCTGGGGGTCCGGTACATGGGGTCAAGCTGGCTGGGGTGATTCGGTTTACGACCGGACCTTGGCCGAGACTGCCACGGGCGCTGACAGCGATTCTGCCAACCAGACGCATTCGTCTGTTATTGCGGAGACTTCCACTGGGGCCGACACGGTATCGGCCTTGGCGTCTTTCCAGTCTGCTGTTTCTGAGACTTCAACTGGGGCGGACTCGATCTCCGGGAACGTCAATTTCCAGGCTGCAACCTCAGACACAGCCACCGGGGCAGATTCAATCTCAGCCTCCCAGAACTTTGGGGTCGCGGTAGCAGAAACCGCCAGCGGGGCAGATGTCGTAGAGTCCACGCCGACCTATTCAACCAACGTCCAAGAAACGGCCACCGGTACGGATACGGTTGAGGCTTTGGCTTCATTTGGGTCTGATGTGGCGGAGACTGCCACCGGATCGGATGTTCTGGATACCAATGTGTCGGTTTACTCTGCAGTTGATGAGGCAGCTACGGGCACGGACGCTACGGCGGCCAATGCCACGTTTAGTTCTGGTGTAAGCGAGACGGCAGCTGGCACAGATGCGGACACCTCGACACCTAATTACGACACAGCAACCTCAGATACAGCCTCTGGTGCGGATACGATCAGTGCATTCCCAACCTATCCTGGGGTGGTGTCAGAGACGGCTACAGGTGCAGATACAACGGCGTCCCAGTTTGAGTTCCCAACTGTAATCCTTGAGGCTGCCACGGCCACGGATTCTGTGGCTGCCAACGTGAGTGTACAAAGCCAGATTGTTGAGACGGCGACCGGGTCTGACGTGGATTCAGCATTCTTGACGATAATGGTCGAAGTGTTGGAAACGGCCCAGGCAGCAGCCGAGTTTGTGGCTGCTATGAACTACATGGCGGCGGTTTCAGAGGCATCGACGGCGGCGGACTTTATCTATGCTACGTATCTGTGGAACCCGATTGACGATACTCAGACGGCTAACTGGGGCGGTATAGATGATGGGCAGACGCCTGGCTGGACCCAGATCACGGATACACAATCGCCCGGATGGGCTGCGGTAGGAACAACTCAGACGCCTGGGTGGGCTAATGTGGATGACACACAGGCCCCTAACTGGCAAAATATCAACACGAACTCGTAGGGGTCATTATGACGACAGCAGCAACTTCTCTTTTGGGTCTGGCACTTCCGGTAACGGGGGAGCTCTCTGGCACTTGGGGCGACACGGTCAACAACTCGATCACGTCACTTCTGGACACAGCCGTCGCCGGAACCACCACGCTCAGCACGGATGGGGACGTCACGCTTTCGACCACTACCCTGGCAGCTAACCAGGCACGGCAGGCAATCCTGCTTTGCTCGGGTGCACGCACAGCGATTCGTACCATCACAGCCCCGGCCCAGTCCAAGATCTACACGATCATCAATGCCACGACGGGTGGGTTTGCGGTTAAGTTGGTGGGTGTTGGTCCTACGACTGGTCTCACGATCCCGAACGGCGCATCGGCTGTGGTGGCTTGGAACGGCTCTGACTTTATCGAGATTGGCTCTTCGACGATTGGCAACCTGACGGTCAACGGCAACCTGACGGTCACGGGAACTACGACTCTGTCTGGCGGCACAGCCAACGGTGTTGCCTATCTCAACGGCTCCAAAGTAGTCACTACTGGTAGTGCGCTGACGTTTGATGGGAGTAAATTAGGTGTAGGGACAACTCCAGCTGCTACTATTCATGGATACGTTGCTGATGGTGGATATGTTTTAGGTTTATCTGGAACAACCAAAGGATTGCGTGTTTCAACAGACTCCGCGCAGACTTTGATTCAAGGTGTTGATAACACACTAATCGGCTCTTACCAACCATTGACCTTGGGTGGAAGCATTCTTGTTTTTCAAGCCAACGGTACTACCGAAGCCATGCGCCTGACCTCCACAGGTCTTGGCATTGGGACAAGTTCTCCTGCTTATAAGCTGGACGTAAATGGAAGCGCCCGCATTCAAACTTCTAGTGGATACAACTTTTATTTCCAAACCAGTGGAACTACTGCACGTATTAACTATTTGAATGATGCATTCTCTGCAAATATATCTGCTGCGTATCGAGCAGCTGACTTTGCATGGCAAAAAGGAGATGGTTCTGAAGTATTGAAGCTCGACTCCTCCGGCAACCTCGGCATTGGGACGACTTCGCCTCAAAAGAAACTTGTAGTGTCCAATGGCGGCGCAGTTGGCATGGAATGGTCGCCTACTGACTACACGGGAAATATGAGGCAGTTGGTCTATAACCGAAGCACCAGTGCTTATGTTGCGCTCAGGACTGAAGCCTCTCAGCACGAATGGTATATCGGCGGTAGCGAGTCTATGCGCCTCGACTCCTCCGGCAACCTCGGCCTCGGGGTGACGCCGAGTACTTGGAGTAATGGTAAGGCGGTTGAAGTTGGTACGTTGGGAAGTGCGTTGTGGGGGTTTGGTAGCACCTATCTGACCAACAATGCATATTACAACGGCGGCTGGAAATATGCTTCAACTGCTGCTGCATCTTACTATCAGCAAAGTGCAGGTGTCCATTATTGGTTAAATGC